TATTACGTTTACACCCCTTAATTAACAACAATGACCCAAAAGATGCTCTATAAAGTTTATAACAATGACTGCGAACTTGTAGGGGAATTTGTATCAATTTACGATATGGAACATTTTATGGACGATGTTAGAAACTCACGGGGAGAGAGGTATAAAGAATTGCCCAGATTATCAGTATTTGATTATATTAAATCTATTGGGTATTATATGGAAATTGATTGCCCTGTGACAGTTGACAAAGTGGCACAATAGGGGTTGTAAGGGGTTGCCCACCTGCTATAATTAATGTATACCAAACAAAGGACACATGAGAAAAATTGAAACTCAAATGAACAACGCAATCCGCAACGGTTCTAACTTCAGTTCATCCAATACTTCAGTTACTCATGACAATGGCGAAGCGTTTGTTTATCTACATGGAAATCACATCGCTACTGTTAAAGATAATTCGATTCTTTTATTTGATGGCGGTTGGCAGTCTAATACAACGAAATCCAGACTCAATGCACTACTAGACGAATTTTCTTATGGCATGAGAGTATTTCAAAAGCAATTTGAATGGTTCGTAGGTTACAAGAATGTTAAAGAAGATTTCATTAACGGTATGGAGTTAGCAATCGACTAGTTGACATATAGGAGCAAATAGAGTATAATAGAGGGGTACAAACAACCCCTCTTTTTTATGTTTATGACTTAAGGCACTAATCACAGTCACTAATTGTTAAGAATGGCAGTTAAATTGCCCCCCTTAAATATAAAACAGGGCCATAACCTAACCTACAAAGGTACCCCAGAGCAAGCAATATATTATCAAGATCTTAAATACTAGTAGATTTAAAAAATTTCCCAGAAAAATTTATGCCCAACAGAGATTATCCCCAAGATCTACGAGTATGGTGTCTAGAAAGTTTGATCAAGATGGAAAGTCAACTCCACAGTGACATGTACCAGGTTGCAGACATGTACTTGGGTTCGTACACAACTAAAAACCCCGAAGCACTATATACACTATGGATGGGGTGGAAACTAAAACGTCCCTCCAAGAATACGAACCCCCTGTAAAATAAATGTCACAAAGATTCTACACAACACTCGAAGAAGACGACTTTGGCGATCTAATCCTTACGATACCTTATGAAGTGTGTGAAGAACTTGGATGGTCCGTCAATACTAAACTAGATTACACTATAGAGGAAGACTCCTTTACACTGAAGAAACACCAAGATGAACAATGAACAAGAAGTAGCAGAAGCACTCAATGCGATCAACGATTGTCTAATTGCACTAGGTAAGCGTTTACAAGAGGTTGAGGAGTATGTTGCGACTATGAATTTTAGTGAAAAGATATTGTATAAACCAAACGGACAGGAAAAGTACTTAAATATAAAGGAAAACTACGATCTTATCTACGAAAGATTAGATAAACTAGAGAAAGAAGGACCATGGGATGTAAAATAGTCGATGGAAGTGCTGATCAGATTACTGATGTATGTCAGGATGCTGATGGTTGTCCACGCTTTGAACCTTTACCTGCTGATAGAACGATCGGTATCAAGTATCGTGAATACCCAAAGAGTAGTATTCGTGGTAGTCTGAATAGTTTAAACAATGTCAAGGTGAATATCACTGGTGCTGAAGGACAAGCAGTGATGTATCCTTCCATCTTAGTCGGTAATGAAGGCGGTCGTGCTACATTTGGTGGCAATCCTGGAACATTCTCACAACCTGTGTCTGCAGCAAACTGTGGTAAGGTAACGAGAGCAGGTACACAATGCCTCAGTTTCAGTAATGGTGCTGTTGCAGTGTATGATTATTTCCCTACAGACCTCTCATTTAGTTTTCAGAACAGTGATACTTGGTTTTCTTACATCTACACGATGAATAGTAACTCAGGTCAGATTGGGATAGCGTCTTATATCATTGAGGATGAACAGCGGGGAACCACTGGAGGTACTTCGGATGGTACTCCAACGGGCGATCCACTAAGTAACAGTGCCATTGCCAATACTATTTGTCACCCTTGTGCAGGATTTACTTGTACCCCCGCTTCCACACAGTGCTCATATACTATTGAAAGTGATGTAGATTACACTGGAGATGAAGATTGTCCCCACCCGACGCTGTTTGGCATTGGTACAGGAAGTTTTAAAGTGGTGTTTACCTATGATTCGCTATCCACTACGATTCCAAACGGTGTAACGGACCTCTCAGTGTCCTATGATGGCACGAATTACTCCGATGCATGGAACGAAGGTGAGAACTTTGGTATCTCATTTGACTCTCCCCAGAATACTTGGCAAGCAGGAGATGAAGCAGCAGACACCTTTACCGTGTATACACTTGAAGCAACAGGTAAAACTGGTCTTCAACTGAATATTCGTATCGCACCGATCGTCGATGAGTCGGGATCCACTGTTGCATTCACAGGAACACGTTGGACTGTCTTAGATATTGTTCAACCTGGCACAGGATATGCTCAAAATGATACATTTAACATCACTCATGAGCATACTCACCCCGATAATACGACTACAACCTTTACATTAACTGTTAAAATCACTGCTGTTGGACCAATCGAGTCTCAATCTGGGTCAATTGCTGATGTTTTGCGTAGTGGTGATACATTAAATGGTCATGAAGTGACTCGTGTTCTTCATGGACCTTCAATTGATAGTGATTATGGTACTGACAAAGGTCTCTTCCCTTATCATTTTGCTTATTTGGATGGAAATGGTAACGATTTTACGAAAGACACCTCTTATACAAGTAGTAGAGCACACCAAGTAACTGCAATTGCAGGTTACGGAATCAAAGATGTAGGATTTTTTGGTGGACTTTATGAGTTTACGGATAAGTCTGTTCAATATACTACTGGTTTTGTTGACAGGAATGCTCCTGACGTCTATAATACCCTTGTTCAACCTTCATGTACCGTGAAATTAGACAACGGAAGAGTTGATCGTGTCGAGATTGACAACAACGGAGGAGGTTCGGGGTGGAATACACTCGGTAGAATCCCTGAGTTGAGTATTACCGCACCAACTGTAGACTCTGGAGTGGCAGCACAGGTCGTTGGTGAGTTTCAAAACGGTGTTTTGGTGAATGTTACCGTCACAAATCAAGGAAGCGGGTACGTTGAGAGCAATCTTCCTCAAGTTTCCGTTACAAATATCCATAAAACAACGAATTTTACTGTTGAAGACGCTGCTGTGCGCGAATTTGGGTTCGATAACCTCACTCAGTTCTATAAAACGTTCCCAGAAGCAGTAGATGCGTTCCCAGAACTTGATCAAACGGCAATTCAGACAATTTTATCGGAACATGAGACACTAAAATCAAATGTTGAACCAGTAAAGGCGTATGAAAGGAACGAACCTAACGTAGAAATCAAAAAAGACCCCAATTATAAGCGTAGAGACGAGATGGTGCAGCGTCTTTTTAATAGACAGGACGTAGAAGGACTAAAAGTAACACTTAATCCCCCACAAACTTACAAAAGTATCGATACAGTTGATTTTGGACCGTCTAAAGAAGCGCAAGACCTCAAAAAGTCTGCTAGAGAACTGATGGAAACACCTGCAATTGATAATGAGGTGCAAATTGAGAGTTTAATCCAAGATGTAGTCCCTGAAACTAGCATTTATGACGAATCTTACGTCGAAACTGTGCGTGGACCCTTTTCAGAACTGCCATATTCGTCTGACCTCACTAAATACTTCATGAGACAGTTTATACCAGATGGAAGAGGAGAAGTAAAGGTTAATGTTTCACTTGGTGTGACACAACAGAACGTAGGAAATGCACATTTCACTTGTACCGCATCCGCAACTACAAGAGCAAACGAAACAGACCCTACTACTGGCGCGGTTACATCATCTACATTCTCATTTCCCTTTGGTCAAGTTCCTCAAGGACCTGGTTGTCAGAATTGGAGTTGTAGCGGAAACATGACTATCCGCAATGACTTTACCAATGCATCACAAACCATGGCAAGAGCAACAGAAAAATACGGTAACCCTTATAACGTAACGTAATGTCAGTACAAGCAGCAGCACTATTCATGGGAACATGTAGTGGACATGGTAAAGCAAATGGTGTCAACTGGCACCCAGGTCCAGGTGGAGGCATTCTATCTCCTTGCCCTCATCCATCTCTTGCACCTTATATTGTACCAAAGGGTATGGAGATTGCGGATAATTTTGCAACATGGTTACCTACAGCACAACTTCCGTTGGAACCTATTGTAAGAAACGTGGTAATTAATAAGAAGATCCCTATTATTGATCAGGATAACTTAACTCCGCATCCTACAGTCACACAGCATGTTACTATGTCAGTAGGATTCAAATGTTTCACGACAAGAAATACTCCTGCGTGGCATTGTACTATTGGAACAGGTGGAGGTGGTCGAGAAGCACCTACAGGTCATGCTCGAAGACTTTTTGCAACTACAAAGACAGTATTCATTAATGGAAAGCGTGCAGGTAGGATGGCAGATCCATTTGGAAATAAAACAGTTCCATTTCCATGTTTGAGTGTAGTTGCAGGAGCAAGTAAAGACGTATTCATCGGAAGTTGATAAATAAAGTGGGATAGCAACCCCATTAAAAGTTCTAATGTCCTATGCATTACACTTTTAATGATTAATCCCGATCGCGATCCAAAGTACATGTTGGAAACACATGGAACTGTAGGTCTAGTCACAGATTACGGTTCGACTGCCTACATAGAGAAAGCAAAAACTAAAAAAGAAGTTAAACCACTTAGCAAATGGCGTTAAAGGATATTAAAGGTCAAAACTTTAAGAGGTCTCGAAGATTCGACGACCTTAATATTGCTTTGACTAGAAATCCTTTTACAAAAGATGTCTATAGTGTGAAAAACGACAACGCTATTAAACAAGCAATTAAAAATTTGGTTCTCACCTCTCCTGGTGAGAAACCATTCCAACCTCTTGTAGGTTCAAGGGTAAGTCAGTTACTTTTTGAACCTTTGGATGCATTTACCGCTGATGCAATTAAGCAAGAGATCATAAATACCATTACACAGCATGAACCAAGAGTAAATCTTACTAAAGTCGATGTAACACCGATCTATGCGAATAACAAGATCAACATAACGGTAGAATATCAGATTGTCGGATTGCCCATTGTTGAATCGATATCCTTTGTCTTACAGAGACCCGAATAATGCAACCGAATAACTTAACAGCACTAGACTTTGAAGATGTCAAAGCAAGTATTAAGTCATACCTAAGAACTCGGAGTGAGTTTACGGATTATGACTTTGATGGTTCTGCATTATCGTATATGGTTGATGCACTTGCTTATAATACTTACTATACAGCATTCAATGCTAACATGTCACTGAATGAAGCATTCTTGCCTTCATCTACAGTTAGAGATAACGTCGTTAATATTGCCAAGTTAATGAATTACACTCCTAGAAGTGTAATTTCATCTAGAGCGTCTGTAAAAATTGATGTTCAGACTTCTCAAGCAAATGGAGTGTACCCAAGTAGTGTTACCTTAAAGAAAGGTTCTATTGCGACTGGTGGTAACTTCGTTTGGAACATTTTAAGAGATACTACTGCTGAAGTTAGTCCCACTACAGGTATTGGTACCTTTCCTGAGGTTTGTATCTACGAAGGACAAATTGTAAACTTCCAGTACATTGTTAATACCTTTGCAAGACAAACATATTCAATCCCTTCTGCAGAAGCAGACCTTGCAACACTCAAAGTTAGTGTAAAAGCAAACGAGACTGCCACAGCATCGGATATTTACAACCAAGTAGACACTGTTACTGGTCTAACCGCATCTACCCGCGCATACTTCCTTTCTGAAGGTGAGGATATGCGCTTTGAGGTTAGGTTTGGTGATGATAGTGTCGGAAGAGCATTAAAAGACGGAGAAGTCGTACAATTCGAGTATCTGGTGACTTCTGGTAAGGAAGCAAATGAAGTTAACTCATTTGGTTACGTTGGAACTGCGGTAGATGCTACAGGAACTAATGTTGTTACTTCTGATGTAACTTTAACGGTTTTACATCGTTCTCAGATGGGAACTAGTGCGGAAAGTATCGAATCTATCAAATATAACGCTCCAAGATACTACTCCTCTCAATATAGAGCAGTTACAGCGCAAGATTACGCTTTAATCACTCAAAGGATCTATGATAATGCGGATTCCGTTGTTGCTTATGGTGGAGACAGTTTAAATCCTCCTATTTACGGAAAAGTCTTTATTGCAATCAAAACTAAAACAGGATCCCTTCTAAATGACGCTACAAAGAAGGAAATTTCTGCTAACCTTAGGAAGTATGCCATGGCATCGATTGACCCTGTTGTAGTCGATCCTGATAACGTATACATCTATACTAAGATCTTTGCTCTATACGATACTGGAGCAGGAAGTAGTTCTTCACAGATTAAAACCGATATTCAGTCATCAATTAATGATTGGGCAACTCAAACACAGATTAATAACTTCAACTCAACCTTTAGAGGTTCTGCATACGAGAAAGCAATCACTCTTGCTAATAATGCCATCACTGACGTTTCACTACAGACAACTACTCTAAAATACATTACACCAAATAGTAACCAGACCAATACTTACTGTATTAGCACTGGTAGTGGACTTTATAACTCCGCACCTTCTAAAGATGGTGATGACGGTACTTGTAAGAAAGAACCTGTCTTGTTATCAGGAACATTTAGAACTGCAGACCGTCCTGGAGTAGATCAGCAGTTTGAAGACGATGGATATGGAAATCTACGCATTTTCTATAATACAGGTACTAAAAAGGTATATACGAACAACTCAATCGGTACAGTCAACTATGATACTGGAGAAATCTGTTTTGGTCCAGTAAATGTGATCAGTACAGGAACAAATGTTCCGTCTTCTTCGGCAGTAAATATCACAGACACTGTAACTGGTGCAGGTAGTGTTACAGATCCTTCACTTCTCCCTGGAGACCTAAGGATTCCTGTTGTTACTATTCCTGCCAACAGTGGCACCATTCCTGCTTCAACCCCAGGAACGATTATTAATATTATTAGTCCTGAGGTAACAGTATCACCAATTGGTACAACACCACCTGCCTCTGTCCCTCTAAATAGTTTGACACCAACGATATTTGATGATACCCCCTCAGTTGTGGAGGTTGCACCAATTGATAACAGCGGTGGTCTAAACACATCAACCTGTTTCTCGTAAAGCGTAGATGAACATTAATAAGGTTTCCCAGTCGATTGAGTCTCAATCACCAGACTTTATTGGATCAGAATATCCTCTGTTTAATAAGTTTCTTGAGTATTATTACAAATCTCAAGAGAAGACTGGTTTAGGGCAAAATATACTTAATAACTTCCTCCAGTATCTTGATATCGACAAACTTGATATCGGTATCCTAGATGGTGCGACAACGCTTGTAGAAGCGATTACAGACAGTTCAGATAAGATTGTTGTTGAGAGTATCAACCCGTTCCTAGAAACGAATGGGTCTATTCTAATTGGCGATGAAGTCATATATTATGAAGGTGTAGATAAATCTCCAGAAATCTCACTTTCCCCAGGTATTTCATATGAACAGGTAAAACTTAAGTGGACTACTCTTGCTAGTCTTATCAACAGTTTTGATGGTACCACTACATCATTTGCAATAACATCTCAAGACAGTCCAATTGCTCCCCCTTCAGCACAGCATTTGGTTGTTTCTTTGTATGGTAATATTTTAGTTCCAAATATTGATTATACAGTTAGCGGATCAAATATTGTATTCACTACTGCACCTAGAACAAAAATTCCTGCTGATGATGCAGGTTCAACTTATATCTTCTATCTCAGCGGTTTTGTTGAGAACACCATTTATGGATTGGACAATCTGTCTGGTGCTTTTGGTGATGGTAAGAAGCAGTTCAGTCTAACTCGTAATGGAGTTAAGTATGAACCAGAAGTTGAAGAGTATTTGAATGTAATTTATGATAATCGTCTCTTAGTTCCTAAAGTTGATTACTTTATTGATGAAGACCAGTTTGTATTTAAAGTAGCACCCCTTAACGGTCGTTTCTTATCAATTTATTCAATTGAGGCACCCATCCCGTCTTTCGGTAATGGTGCAGTTGGTTTTTCTCGTATTAATGATAATGGACTTTTAACAAGTGTTTCATCTAGTGCTATTGGTACTGGATATCGCTTTGAATATCCTCCTCAAGTTAGCATTGACTCTGAGCAAGGTTCAGGTGCTGCTGCAACTGCCCTTGTCAATGGTTTGAAGTCAATCACCCTACTAGAGGGTGGAAGGGGTTACAGTTCGACTAACCCTCCTGTTGTGCAGGTTCAATCTCCTACCAAAACTGGTTCTAGTCAAGCAACTATTAATGCAACGGTTGTTGACGGTGCAGTTACTGCGCTGAATATTAGCAACTCTGGTTCTGGTTATACTTTTACTCCTAGAATTACTTTTGTTCAACCTGGTGGTGCAAAACTAGGTACTCCTGTAATTACTAATGGTCAAGTTACTTCCATTCCTGTTACTGATGGAGGTTTTGGTTATACTACTGCTCCAACTGTTTATATTGACGAATCAACTGGTTCAAACCCAATTAAGGCAGCATTGAGAGCAAATCTTACTGATGGTAAGGTTACCAGCATTACAATTTTGAATGCAGGGCAAGGATATACTACTACACCTAGGGTTGCTATTATTGACCCTGTAGGTGCACAGGTATTAGAAACTATTGTTGATGGTGATGGGCGTGTTATTAGAGTTGATCTACTGAATGGTGGCAGCGGATATGATGATGTGCCTTCAGTCTACATTGTAGATAATAGAACTAACGGTGGTACTGGTGCGACTGCAGTTGCTTCTATTTTCAACGGTCAAATCACTGATCTTAATATTAATGCCTTTGGTAGCGGTTACTCTGCTGCAAATCCTCCAGAGATTGTAATTCAAGCACCTCCTCAAGCAAAAGCATCTGTTGAAATTGGTCTTAATGAAGTTACAGGTTTCGTAGTTACTGAGTCAGGTAAAGGATACAATAAGGCAGCATTTACTGGATGTGCGAGAGCAGCATCTGGTATTACTAAGTACACTGAAACAGGTAATGCAGTATTCAGTAATAACACTGTAGCAGCATCTGCAACGGTTGGTTCAAGCGTTAAGTGTTTAGATGCGCTATTTGTTAAGAGACTACTAGACAAGTATACAGAACAGTTCTTACCTGATGTTCCAGAACTTGACTACTCTAAGATTGATGTTCGTACATCGATCAAAACTATTAAAGATTTTTATTCATCTAAAGGTACTTCGTTCAGTATTGCTTATCTGTTCAAGTTACTTTATGGTGAAACTGTTACGGTCACATATCCAAAAGACCAAATCATCAAACCCTCTGCAGCAACTTGGTCTATCGACACAATTTTGCGTGCAACCCTAGTAAGTGGTAATGCTGATAATATTAGAGATGGTTTGTTAACTCAAGAAGCAGATATTGCAGATCCTAACGTAACTGCTGCAAGTGCCTTAGTTGAAAACTATATTTCAATCAAAACCTCTGATGTAGAGATTTTTGAACTTGTTCTCTCAGAAGAAACTATTGTTGGGACGTTTACCGTACCATATAAGACAAAACTTGCTGAACCTCTTAATACAACCGATTCAATCATTACGGTTGACTCTACAATTGGTTGGCCAGAACGAAATGGTGAATTTGTTATTGGTGGTGGTACAACAACTGAACTTGTACAGTATAAAGAGAAATCACTCAACCAGTTCATCGAATGTACTCGTTCTGCAAACGGTATTGTAGAAGACTGGGATTCTGCAACTCAAGTTGCTTCTAACTTCACGGTATATGTGAATAGAGGAACTCCTCAAGAAGTAGTACTGAATGTTGTTGGTATTGTTGATGCACAGCAAACTGTTCTTACTGACACTGGTTCATACTACCTACCTGGTGATAAACTCACTGTGTCTAAGTTAGGTGGAACTAGTATTGATCCTCATTTAACTACATGGTTATATAACGTCAAAAAACTTATCAATGTTTCCACAGTTACCTTTGGAGGCGTTAATAATAGATTTGCAACTATTACTTGTTCAAACAATCACGGTTTATTGGTTGGTGATCAGGTTACAGTTTATGGTGCAAACCCAATCATCTATAATGGCACATTCCTTGTAACATCTAGGGATAGTGCAACAGTATTCCAATATCAGTTACCCCAACCCGCAACTGTGGTACCACAGGGTAATATCCTAGTATCTGTTGACTTGAACAAAGGTAAGTCTACAAGTAGTGCTGTATTGAATGCTATTGGTCCTTATACGACTAACGTTCAAAACTCATTCTTCAATACAAACTATGCATACCTAGCATCTACAGGTATTCCAAACTATAATATTGGTCCTTTCCCAGGATCTGCTCTACTTCCAGGAAACCAACGTAAGTTGAATCGTTTCCCGATTACTTCTACAACAATTTCTACAAAGAACACCGTTTCTCCAGGTCCTATCGGAACTTGGGTTAATGGCGTTTCTATCTGGTCTTATAAGTCAACTCTCAAGAAAACCTTTGGTGCTGTAACTAGCGTTGCTATTACAAATGCAGGTAAAGAATATGATGCTGCATCTCCACCAGTATTAACTATCAGTGGTGGCGGAGGAACTGGTGCAACTGCTGCGGTTGTTGTTAACGGTTCTGTTAATGAAATTACTGTATCTACAGGGGGTTCTGGGTTTACTTCTTCTCCTCTAGTCTCTATCGTTGGTGGAGGCGGTTCTGGAGCGTCTGCAACTGCTATTATTACAAAAGGGGTTGTTTCTAGAATTCTAATCAACTCAGGTGGTACTGGATACACCTCACAACCTTCTATTACTGTTGTTGGTGGCGGTGGTACTGGTGCTGCAGCAACTGCATCTGTTCGTGGTCCTATTCAGTCTGTTTCTGTTGGATCAGGTGGTATTTCTTATACTTCTACTCCTACTGTATCGTTAAGTTCTGGTAGTGGTGCTGTTGCACAAGCAATTGTACAGAATGGTCGTATTATTTCGATCGCTATCATTTCTGCAGGTTCTGGATACACAACTGCTCCCGAAATTACTATTCAGGGTGAAGGTTTTGGTGCTGTTGCTAGAGCATCTATTGATACTGATGGTGAAAACGCAGGTAGAGTTACAAGCATTACTATTGTTAACCGAGGTATTGGATATCTTCAAGGAACAACTATCATTAACCTGAACTCTGTTGGTTCTGAAGCAACTTTCACTGCAAACGTATTTGAATGGACTTATAACTTACAATCAACTACTACATTTGATGCTGCTAAGGGTTCTGTCTTTGAAGGATTTAATAATCAGTATGGTGGTGAGTATGCTCACTTATCAAACCCTCAAACACTAAGATATATTCTTGGTGACAACTTATTTGAAAATACATCAGGCGTAATCAAAGAAAAGGAAGACGGTTTAATACACTCTCCTATTATTGGTTGGGCATTTGATGGTAACCCAATTTACGGTCCTTATGGTTACTCCGATCCTACTGATCAGTCATCTGCGATTCAAAAACTTAATACTTCATATAGATTAAAGACAAATCTTGTTTATAATGTAGATTCTAACCCAAATCCTGTTAGAACAGCAGGTCCTTTACTATCTGCTGAGGCAGCAGGTAAATTTGTTGAAGACTATGAGTATGTGTTCGGTCTTGGTGCATTAGATCAGTATAACGGTAGATTCTGTAAGACTCCTGAGTATCCCGAAGGTAGATATTCTTACTTCGTTACTATTGATGCAACTGACGATGGTAATCCATTATTCCCTTATGTTATGGGTCCTAGTTTCAACTCTGTTGTTGATTCTTGGAACTTGAATGCTGATGCTGTACAACAAAATATTCCAGAAGGTGTTGTTAGATATCGTGACCCTTATGAGAATGTTGATATTGACGTTGAGAGGGCACCTAATGCTTCTACAAACGCTCTAACACTAGAGAATGGAGATGTATTACTATTTGATGTAGAAGACGAAGATAGAAGTGGTGTTATTGAAGCGGATGAGATTGCTGATCCTGATCAGGTCTTTGAAGAGTCACCATTACAGTTATTTGATTACTTCCCCAAAGTCAAGTTTGACTCTAAGGTTGATATTGAAGTTGAAACAACTACTAAGTTTGAAGATGCTTCTGTAACTGGATTTACAGTTGAAAACCCAGGTATATCTTATCAGGTTAATGATAGACTAATCTTTGACAATACTGATACTGATGGTAGTGGTGTTTCTGCTCGTATTTCTAGAATTAAAGGTGAAGCGGTTGAAGCATATACATTTGAAAATGTAAGTGGTAATAACTTCGGTGTTCTTACCACAGTCAATCCTCATAACCTACAACCAGGTGACAGCGTATTTGTTGACTACACTCCTGTCATGGACAGCACTAATAAAACATTTGTTGTTCGTCAATTTAAAGGTATTGAAGAGATTGTAGTTAATCAAACTGGATCTGGTTATAATACTGATATTCCTCCTACTATCATTATCGATGGTAATGGAACTGGCGGTAGACTTGAAGCAGTTGTAACTTCTGTTGGTTCTATTGAAAATGTCAATATTATCAACTCTGGTTATGGATACACAAGCAATCCTAGAGTTATCCTTTCACATCCTCAAGTTTTCAAAAAAGCAGACTACTATGTCGCTAAGTTTACTAATAGAAACTATGTGAGGATCAGTGATGTATACATTAATGATTCTAAAGAAACTTATATTTGCGGTAAAACTTATGATGCTGCATCTAATGATGTTGCATTCATTGCAAAACTCTCTGCTACGGGTGTTAAGGAATGGGAAGCATCCTTAGAACTTCCAGGTGGTCAACAAGACTCTGAATTCCTCAAATTATATGTTGATGGTAAGAGTATCTGGGTTGTTGGTCAAAATAGTCCAAATAGTGCTATTCTTTCCTCTTATAACCCTGATGTTATTCTTTGTAAGTATACTGAAGCAGCAAACGGACTAAGTGCAGCATTAACCTTCCAAAAAGGTTATGCAGGTATCTCTGGTTCTACTCGTGGTGACTTTATCACTGCTATTAAGAAATACTCTGATACTAGATTCATTATTGGAGGATATACCAATACTAACTCTGGTGCACCGTATGATGCTTTCATTGCATCTATCGATACTAGTGGTAACTTTGCAATCAAGAGAAAGATTGCATCTTCTAACAAATCGGAAAAGATTACTGATATTGTTATCGATGGAACAGACGTTTATGCATCTTTAGAACTTGCTGCTACTCAATCTAACGCAGATATCGATACTGGTGTTGCTAAGATTGCTTTTGGTGTCAATACTATTACTGTAACTTGGATCAAGCAATTTACTAATAGTCTGTATTCTATTATGGATACTAGTCTTGCTATTGATGAATTCAAAGAACTTTATGTTACTGGTGGTCTAAGACTTAAGTCAGACGATACTACTAGAGATAGTTTCTGGGTTGGTAAGATTGATACAGATGGCACATTTATCTGGAACTATCGCTATCTTGCTCCAACTGGAGGATCTATTACTGTTACTCCTAGTTCTGCAATTGATATCTTTGGTGATTTAAACATTGCGTTTACTAGCATCAATAATACCAATACTTTACCTACAGTTGATACTGTTAAGATTGGTTATGACGGAAAAATTAAAAATCATACGACTAACCAATTTACACAAAACAATACTGAGGGTATTACTGCTTACTCTGTTGATGTTGATAACTCTGGTGATATTAATATTGTTGGACAAACTCAATGGAATAGAAACGAGTTTATCTTCCCCTTCACTGGAGGATCTCAAGTTGATACAACCAGTCACTACACATTAACTTCTACATCAACAAGCAACTCTATCACTTATGCCAATGATGTTGCTAAGATCCATGGTTATGCAGATGGTCAAACTACTTGGACTCAAGGTAATCTTCAAATTACTTCTGCTCAATTAGGAGCAAGACTTAATAGTGACTTCACTGTTGAGATGATGGTTTATAAAGATACTAATACATCAAGTTTAACTGGTGGTAGTATCACTCAACATACTCTTCTTGCTATCGGTGATGCTGAAGAGGCAACTGGTGCTCTTTGGTTATATTATGACGTAAGTAGCGGATACTTAGAACTTGTTGTAACTAACGGATCTACTAAACTCAATAGTGCATCTGGTGCAGGACAGTCCTCCCTCAACAATATGTTTGCCGACAACACTTGGCAATTCATTGGATTGAAGAGAGAAGGTAATATCTTTACTGTTTATGTGAATGGAATTCAAGCGATTCAATCTACAGTTCCTTCTACTGCTCTTGGTAGTAAGCATCTTTATGTTGGTCAGATCCCTGGTAGATCTGGTAGTGCAGGTAACTTTAGAATCAATGAGCAAGGTCAGTTCCATGTTGATAACTTTAGATTAAGAAACAGAGCGATTACTCCTTCTGTTCCTTCTGATGTTAGTGCATTCCCATCTGCAGGTGGATTTGGTTTCCAATACACTTGGACTGATACTGCATGGTTCACTACTAACCTTAACAGATATGATCTGATTGATTATGATGGATTCTCACTTAAAATTGATAAGAATGCTGATGCTGCAAGAATCGGTACAGTTTCTACTCAAACTAATACTCAACTAGGATTTACTAGAACTGCTGTTACTCCTGTAACTGGTAGTACTCTTACAATGCAGAATACTGGTTATGCTTTATCTGAGGCAGGATTCCAATCTCTTGACTTTGATGATGCTACAATCAATATGACTCCTGCAACTGAGACTCTTACTTATACTCAGGATGTTTGGAGTTCTAGAACTGCAACTGTTCCTTCTCCTGGATCTCAGAAACTTAATGTATCTGCTGTTGTTAAAGACAGATATTTCTTCAAGGTTACTCCTACAACTAAGATTGATAACATTCAAGAGTTAACGATAAATCAGGCATTTAGGTTTACTGTTGGTAGTAAGTTACGTCTAAACAACGATTCTGGGTCATTTGTCAACAGCGGTTATATCGTAAGAGTTGATGATGCAAATAATAAAGTATATCTTGCTGTAAACAATAATACATGGACAGATGATACTGCTACTGGAAACTTAGTAACTGAACAGTTTAGTGAGCAATCAACTTATGGTATTGTTGGACCTATTCCAAATGATATCAACGTTATTGAGGGTTATACATTCCCATTAGTTAATAATACAACTCCAGGAACTTTTGATATTGATCTTGACAAGTATAACTTAGATGGTACTTACAACGCAGCAGGTAGTCAAAATCTTGACTCATTTGCTAAATTCAAACCATTTGCAACTATTGATTACTCTGTAAGAATCGATGAAGTATCTGGTTCTTCCCCATTCATTGTTGGTTCTGTTGTACAACTGACTTCTAGTGATATCTCATTCAATGCAGCATATAGCACAACAACGATAACAAACTTAACTGGCGTAACCAAAATTACATTAGTTGCTAATCTTGATAAGATCTTGCAAGTTTCTTCTGTTGCAAACAGTGATGAAGTTTACGTTATTACAAGTACTAGTCATTACCTTTCTGTAGGAGACGTAATTTATGTTGATGGTAACCCATCTCAGACTGTAGGTAGTGTTGTATACGATGAATATGATGGTGCGTTCCCTGTTGATCGTGTTATCAGTCCTCTTGAATTCACTTATAAGTTAAATCAAGCAGCAATTACTTCACCTGCCACATCTGCAGGTAGTGTAAACATCTTTATGAAGTCTCCGACTTTGAAGATGTACTATGGTCACCAATATATCTTTGACTTAAGTCATTCTTCACTTGTTGGTGGTAACCTTTCCTTTGCTAAGGATAGTCTATACAAACTTGAATATTCATTCAACTCTATTGAAAGGGTCGGAACCCCTGGTGTCACTGGAGCAGGAGCACCTACTCCATCTGTGAAACTAAAAGTTGACCCAACAATTGTTACTAATATTTCTTACTACTTTGACCCTTCTAGAACTGGTTCTGATTCTCCTGTTGTGCCTGGTAGTTACCTCGATGTTGTAGACTCTCCATATAAGGGAAACTTTGAGATTTCCTCTATTGCAGGTCAGACTATTACTCGTGGTGCTGATATTATCAAGTTCCCTCTTCTTAACGAACCAGAGGGTGCTGCTGATATCAACCAAGCAAGTTATGCAACTTCTTCCTTAAGAGCAGTTGGATCAATTAACGCTGTTCGTATTGTAAACCCAGGTGGTTTCTATACTAGATTACCTATCGTTTCTAGCATTCAATCAACTAGACAGATTGAAAGAGTTCAAATTAATGATCCTGGAACTGAATATGCTGTTGGACAATACACCAGTGTACCTATTACAGGTGACGGTGAAGGTGGATTTGTTACTATTAATGTTGCTGATGGACAAGATGCCAATGGCGTAACTATCCCTGGTCAGATTCAACTAGTAACTGTTACATCTCCTGGTAAAGGATACACTACAGCAAGTATTGATATTGAGTCAGTGTCTGGTATCTTAGGATCTGGTTTGACTGGATCTGGTGCTGAAGTTGTAGTTGTTATCCCACCATTCGGTTCTGGTGCATCTATCTTCACTCAAGGATCTAGTGTTGGTAAGATTAAGAAACTTAAAAATAATAACTTTGGTTATGACTATCCTCATGACTACACATTACGTCCTGAGATTACATTCCCAATCAATGCTCAGTTAACATCTACAAGTATTCTCGATAGTATTACAGTTACCGATCCTGGTACTGGATATTCTCAAGCACCTGCTGTTGTCATCACTGGAGGTGGTGGTAGTGGTGCTATTGCAGAAGCAACAACTAAGAACGGTCGTCTTGATACTATTATTGTTAAAGATCCTGGTGCAGGATATTCTTCAACTCCTACTGTATCACTAAGATCTTCATTCAACTATGTTGTTAACCTTGACTTGGGACTCTTACAGTTCGCTTTCCCACATGGTATTACAAACGGATCTGCTGTCACACTGAATGTTGTTGACACTGGAGACGGTGTTGCATATCCTCTATCTGCAGGTGCTGTTGGTAGATTGAATGGAACTACTACTTACTATGCTATTGCAGGTTCTGCTAACTCTCTTGAAAATGATCAATTAAAACTCGCGATTACTTCTGCTAACGCTGCACTTGGTGATGCATTGGCATATGTAAACGCAGGTACAGGTCGTCAACAGGTTCTTACCGAATCATTTGGTGGTGCTGCTACAGCAAACGTTGTTACATCTACTTTCTTAGAAGGAGAACTTGTATATCAAGGTGAATCTTTATCTACTTCAACTGCAACTGGATATGTTTCTACTAACGCAGGTTGGCAAGTTGGACCTAGAGTTCTTAAGATTGTTGACTATACTGGAGAGTTCTCTACTGGTCAAAGAATCACTGGTGTGATTTCTAAGTCTTCTGGTATCATGACTGATATCAAAGTTGCTAAAGGTGTTCTTGAGATTGGTTCTGTCACTAAAACTACAGGTCAGTTTATCGATGACGTTGGTAAACCATCTGAGATTATTCAGAAGATTCAAGATAGTTACTATTATCAAGACTTCTCATATGCTGTTAAGTCTGCTGTTTCTATTGGTGAATGGAAAGAGATTCTTATCAAGAACGTTCACCCCGCATCATTCAAAGTATTTGGTGAGTTAGATCTCAATGATTATGGATTTATTCCTAATAAAGAGACATTCTTCCAGTTAACTAAGTCTGTTGAACTTGCAAGAGATGCAATTGTTCCTAATATTCAAAACTTTGCTCTTGTTGAACCTGTTTACTCTGAGTTCAATAATACTGAAGTACTATTCAGACAAAAACGACTAACTTCTTCTGAGAACATTCTAACTTCTGTTGTACAGAGACTTGATGATATTTCTAGTCAGTTTGATGGTCAAAAGATTTCCTTCCCTCTAACTGTTGATGGTAACAACGTTGTTGCGAATGCTAACCAGTTGATGATTGTTCTTAATGGTGTTGTTCAAACTCCAGGAACTGCATTTGAGATTCAAGGTGATTCAGTTGTCTTTGCAGAACCACCTCAACCTCCTGCAAGTGTTAAGTATGTAAACGTTTCTATCAATCAGATTGCAACTGTTGCTCTAACATTCAATAATATCAGTGGTATTTTCCCAACTGCAGGTATGACCGTAGTTGGCACATCGTCTCAGGCAAGATTGACTGTTACCACTGTTGTTGGTAATACTATCAATGGTTTCATCACTCAAGGAACATACACTATCGGTGAACTAGTAACTGTTGGTGCAACTGGTTTTGCTGCTAACGTTGCTACTGTAACTAGCATTTCTAATATCGGTCTGTTTGTCTTCGGTGAAAACATTACGAACCTTACAGGCGATACTGCAAAAGTTGAACAAATTAACCTCGCCAGCGGTGCAGAAACTCCACTTGCTCAGTTACGATACACCATCGGTGCAGCGACTACAACTATTGAGATGGTTGCATACAAGACAGATAATACTGGTACTGACTATCAAGTCACTGCAGGTGTGTTTGTTGCAGCAACTAACTATCAATTAGGATCTGAAATCTTCAGAGTAGATTCTGTTACTCAAAATACTGACTCAACAACTCTTGTTATAACCAGAGGTCAGAACGGAACTACACCAGTTTCTCATCAAGAAGATGCTCCTAGTTACAGTACTGACATTTCTATTACTAATGCACTTACATTAAGTAAGATTGCAGGTACTTATCAATCAACACCTGGATTATTCGATATTCAGTTAAATGATGTTATTATTGGTGCACAGTCTGGTGTTGTTGCTCGTGTTACCCAAACTTCAACCTACCAAGATCCTACAACTCAAGAGTTTATTGGTCAGGTTAACATTTCCGAAGGTTCTTCCTTCTTTGGATTACTATTCAACAGAATCACTTCTCAGACATATCCGAACGTCGTTCTTGATGATATCTCCAAGTCTCAGATTGGTATTGTTGATTTCACTGACAACAGTACTGCATTCGATAGTAGTTTCCCTGCTAATGAGCAAATAAACAACTATGTCATTCCTTATGATAACTTAACTGGTACATTCCAAGAGAATGAGTATATTCGTAACTATAAGATTGAATATGGTAATAACCAAGGTGAATTCCTTCCTACAGAATCTGCTAAGATCAGAAAACTTACTTTCACTGACAGAATCGGTTCTGGATTCTTCCAAGCAGGTCAAATTATTAGATCTAGAGATACTAAGGCAGAAGTTATTGGTGCAAACTCTGCACGTTCTACTATCTTCCTCGGTAAGGTTGGTAGATCACAGCGTGGTGGTTTAGATTATAATATTCCAACTTGGGAAGGTGAAGCACAGATTGATACTTCAACTAAGAAGTTTGGTACTGCATCTCTTCTTTTAGGTAGAGCAAATCATACTCACACATTTGTAAGTGGCGTTGCTAATGCCATCCAAGCATCAAACGGTGCTACTTCTACACATACTGCTGTAGCGGGTACGACTTATGATCCTGAGGCAGGAACATTAGTCATCAATATTGGAACCCATAGTTTGACTACAAGTAATAAAGTTACTATTGCTGACAATGGTTTGACCTTTACTTGTACTGCTGATAGTAATACA